TAGACCAAAGAAATGGGGCGGCATCATCTACTGTTCCAACTCTGTACCTTAATAACGGAGTTTTGACTTATTATACGAATGGCGCAAATACCATAACCGGGTCATCTCTAGTTGCAAACTCTTGGTATCACATTGCGTTAGTTAAAAGTTCAGGTTCAACCAAGTTATATTTAAATGGTGTTCAAGTCGGTTCTACTTACTCGGATTCAAATAACTATATCACTTCGCCAGTTAGGGTATTTGCAAGCAACGACGGTTCTACGGTTAATTATCAAGCAGGGTATTGTTCTAATCTTCGCATTGTTAAAGGAACGGCAGTCTACACCGCAGCATTTACACCACCAACAACTCCGCTCACAGCAATTACCAACACATCTCTGCTGACCTGCCAAAGCAACAGGTTCCGCGACAATAGCACTAACAACTTTGCAATCACAGTAAACGGCACCCCCCGAGTTCAAGCATTCCAGCCGTTCTCACCAGTGGCTTCGTATACGACTGCGGCGTATGGTGGGAGTGGGTATTTTAGTGGCAGTGGTGATTATTTAAGTATTGCTTATAATGCAAATTTAAGTCCGGGCGTTGGAAACTTTACAATTGAATTTTTTTACAATTCTGCGGGAGTTTCTTCGTCAAGCTATGCAACTCAAATTTCTAATGGTGTAGTAGCTTCCGCAAGTTCAGGTGCTTGGCTTTTTGGAACTAAATTTGGTGCTTCAAACGCAATTTGGTTTGCGTTTTATAACGGGACGGTATTTACAGATATTCAATCAACCTCGGTAAATCCAAACGACGGCGCTTGGCACCACCTTGCGGCTGTTAGAAGCGGTTCAACTATAACTTTATATTTTGATGGGGTTTCAATAACATCTGGGTCAAGTGCTCTCACGCTTGGAACGACTGACCCAACATTACTTGGGTATAACTCAAGAAACTCGGCTTACGTTGGCGGTTACATTTCTAACCTTCGTCTTGTCAAAGGCACGGCCGTCTACACCGGAGCATTCACTCCCCCCACATTAGCCCCGCTGACCACTGCTGGTTCGACAAGCGCGGCAAGTTACCCAAGCACAACAAACGTCAATACAAGTTTTGCGGCATCTAGCACTAGTTTACTTGCCAACTTTGCTAATGCTGCTGTTTACGATGCGTCTTTACAAAACCCATTTTTTACAGGTACATCTTTTGTAACTAACGCTACTTCCCCCACGCCAAAGTGGACGCCTTTGAGCATGAAGTTTGATGGAACGGCGAATAGTTATATAACAACTACAGAGTCGTCTAATTTAAGTGGCCCGACTGACTTAGCTACAACGGTTGTTCAAGCGTGGACAATGGAGTGTTGGGTCTATTACACTGCTGGCGGAAAAGTCATATCAAGGGGTGGAAACCCGGGCAGCACTTCTCCTTCTTATGACTTTAGCGTAAGCGGTGGAACCGGAACCTTTACGTTAGCAAGTGCTTCTGGAATCATAGCTAGTCCGGGATACACAATTACTTACCCAGCAAGTACAATCCCAACTAGTACTTGGGTTCATTGGGCAGCTACCAGAACTACTGCTGGTATAGTAGCCACATGGGTCAATGGTGTTTATCAAGGATCAAGCGGCACTAGTGTATCTGTATATAACATTAATAACTCTAGCTTTTCGCTTGGGTGTTTTAATAATTTTTATGGAATCGGTAACGTATTAACCGGAGCTATCCAAGATTTTAGGTTAACTAAAGGTATTGCTCGTTATTCTGGCACAGGAAACTTTACGCCGCCAGCGGCAGCGTTCCCAACAAAGTAAATCATGCAAATAGCTAATCAAGATCTTGTCATGAAAGACCACACTGAGTGGTTCCCAAACACATCGTTTGGTGACCGTGGGCCAACAATGGAGTGGCTTGCAGAAGCTGGGTACTACATCGTTTCTGGGTGGAAGCCGTACGACTCTAAGACGGAAAAGCTCATAACCGTCCCGCCTCACGTGTATGATGGTACCTGCTGTGTCGTTGATGTTGTGCCGCTGACTGAAGCCGACTTAAAAGCCCGTGAAACGGATCAGTGGAGCGCCATCCGTAGCCAGCGTAACCAGATGCTTAAAGACTCAGACTGGACTCAGGTGTCTGATGCTCCGGTCGACAAAACAGTATGGGCGACTTATCGACAGGCTCTGCGTGATATCACAAAACAGGCTGATCCGTTTAACATTGTTTGGCCGAGCGTAGCGGTTTCAGTTCCTTGTATCATTGAAGTCAGCGGTGTGAGCGCAGAACTGTCTACAATGGGGTAAATCATGGCTGCGGCGTTTAGCCTATACGGGTTTGAGCCGACAGCCTTTGAAACAGGTGCTGGCTCCGCAGTTACAGGAGTTGAAGGCACCGGCACTGTAGGCACGGTTAGTGCTGTAGTCTCCGTAAGTTTTACGGTAACCGGCGTTGCCGGTACGGGTGCAATTGGCACCGTAGTCGTCCCCACAAACGTATCTGTTACTGGTGTTGTTGGTACCGGTGCTATTGGTACAGTCACGCCCGGAGTAACTGTAACTGTTACGCCCACTGGTGTTTCCGGGACAGGTTCTGTCGGGACAATTAGCGCAGTTGGGCTAGACGGCGCGTTTTATGCTGGTGGTTTTGAATCAACCGCCTTCTATGTTGCGGGTCAAACTGTTGCTGTTACCGGTGTTTCCGGTACAGGTGCTATTGGCACCCCTGTCTTTTCGATATCGGTACTACTTACTGGGGTATCGGGTACAGGCCAGATAGGTACTGTAACAAATGTTCTTGGGGTTCCGGTCACTGGAGTTGAAGGTACCGGTGCTATCGGTCAAGCGGTTGTAGCTACGACGTTTGTAGTTACCGGGGTTGAAGGTAACGGGGCGATAGGCCAAGTAACCGCATCAATTCCTTCTGCATATACAGTAACCGGAGTATCAGGTACAGGCTCAGTCGGCCAAGTAGCCGTCGCCGCTAGTAGCAATGTTGCTGTTACTGGGGTTGAGGGCAATGGGGCTATTGGGTCGGTACAGATTACCAGCCCGATTACTGTTCTTGTAGATGGCGTAGAAGCCTCTGGTCAAGTCGGTACTGTTGCTTTATTTGGTAGTGAAGGTGCGTTTGACGGGGACTCGTTTGAGAACACCGCGTTCTACGTTTCCAACCACTCAGTTACAGGCGTTCAAGGCGTTGGAGAAACCGGCAACGTCACCGTCAATTACGGCTACACGGTTTTAGTTACGGGTGTTGAGGGTGTCGGCCAGCTTGGTGATTTGTTCCGGTCAATTGTGGTTTACCCAGATGGGGTGTCGGCCACTGGTGCTGTTGGAACGGTCAATGTAAAAGGTGGGTTCCGCGTTACTGGAGTACAGGGCAACGGGCAAGTTGGAAGTGTCGTTGTTCCTCAATCTGTTGTATTATTAGTAAACGGTGTCCAAGGTGTTGGGCGTGTTGGTCAGGTCGCTCTTCCGTATAATAATTGGAACGTAATACCAACTCCTCAAACTCCAAGTTGGGGCGCAATCAGTAACACGCAGACCCCTGCATGGGGACAAGTTAGTAACAGTCAAACACCAAGCTGGTCTACAGTAACATCAAACCCAACTTCACCCGGATGGACACAGGTCACTAACGATACTGCATCTCCGTCTTGGACACAAATAGCCGCGTAAGGAATATTCATGGCAACCCCACTTCTTGGACTCGCTCTACCCGTAACTGGATCACTGAATAACCAGTGGGGCGACACGGTTAATAACTCAATCACTTCGCTGCTTGACTCGGCGGTGGCCGGGACGACAACGCTCTCTACCGATGCCGATGTAACGCTAACGACTACACAAGAAGCCTCTAATCAAGCGCGATCAGCCGTTCTTTTATGGACCGCTGCCGGAACGGTTACCCGGATAATCACAGCCCCGGCTCAAAGTAAAGCCTATGTTGTCATCAACTCCAGCAGCACTCAGTCAATTAAGTTAGTTGGAGTAGGTCCTACTACGGGCGTCACAATCGCCCCCGGTGAGAAATGCGTAGCTGCATGGAACGGGTCTGACTTTGTAAAAGTTTCCGGGCTTACTCTAACGACGACGGGGACCAGCGGCGCGGCGACTCTTGTGGGTAACACGCTAAACATTCCTCAATACGCTGGCGGTGGTGGTGGCGGTACAGTTACTTCGGTTTCAGTCGCTTCTGCAAACGGTTTTGCTGGGACGGTTGCTAATGCTACTTCGACTCCCGCAATTACTGTGTCGACTTCAATTACTGGAGTTTTAAAAGGTAACGGGACCGCCATTAGTGCGGCTATTGCGAATACGGACTATCAATCACCAATCACGTTAACTACAACCGGAACGACTGGCGCAGCTTCGTTTAATGGCACCACTCTTAATATCCCCCAATACTCTAGTGGTGGTGGGGGTGGTACAGTTACTTCTGTCGGCGGTGCAGGTACAGTTAACGGTATTTCTTTATCGGGTACGGTCACAAGCACGGGTAACTTGACCCTTGGTGGAACTCTTTCTGGAGTTAGTTTAGCTACTCAAGTAACAGGTAACCTGCCGGTCACTAACTTAAATAATGGCACTAGCGCGAGTTCTTCTACTTTTTGGCGTGGTGATGGTACTTGGGCCGCAGCTAGTGGTGGTGGGGGCGGAACAGTTACTTCTGTCGGTGGTACGGGCACGGTTAATGGACTAACACTCACTGGTACGGTAACTTCTTCAGGTAATTTGACCCTTGGTGGAACTCTTTCTGGGGTTAGTCTAGCTACTCAAGTAACAGGCAACCTGCCAGTAACAAATCTTGGTAGTGGTACTAGTGCATCTAGTACGACGTTTTGGCGTGGTGACGGTTCTTGGGCTACTCCTGTTAGTAGTGGTGGTGTCACGTCTTTCAGTGCTGGTAGTACCGGGTTTACACCTAATACGGCGTCGACTGGTGCTATTGTTTTGGCGGGTTCGTTAGCGGTGGGGTCTGGAGGTACGGGCGCTACAACTACTACGGGGTCTGGGGCTAACGTACTTGCTACAAGCCCAACCCTAGTTACACCAATCCTCGGTACTCCGCAATCTGGTGCCCTTACAAACTGTACAAGTATCCCAGTTAATCAAGCGACTGGAAACCTTCCGGTAGCCAATCTTGGTAGTGGTACTAGTGCATCTAGTACGACGTTTTGGAGGGGCGACGGCACTTGGGCGACTCCGGCTAGTAGTGGCGTTACTTCTGTTAGTGGCGCGGGTACCGTTAACGGTATTTCTTTATCGGGTACTGTAACTTCTTCAGGTAATTTAACGCTTGGTGGAACCCTTTCTGGAGTTAACCTAGCGACTCAAGTAACGGGCAATCTGCCAGTAACAAATCTTGGTAGTGGTACTAGTGCATCTAGTACGACGTTTTGGCGTGGTGACGGTTCTTGGGCTACTCCGGCTGGCGGTGGTAGCAAAGCAACTTCTACTGCGTTGGGTACGGTGTACGGGCAAGGTGGTGACGATGGTGTTACCGCCGGACCCACTTCTTTTGGATATCAAGCAGCAGCAAATACGACTACTGCACAAATTACGGCGGTTGGATATCAGGCGGGTTATGCGTGTACCGGAAATTCTAGTACTGCTGTTGGTACATATGCTTTGCGCGGGATTAGTGCTGGAGTCCCGGCATCAGGAACACAAAATACTGCGGTTGGATATAGTGCAGCATATAATATAAGCACTGCTATTAGCAACACCGCCGTAGGTTATTACTCGCTATATTCAAATACTACAGGGGATACTAACGCTTGTTTTGGAGATAGTTCTGGTAGATATATTACTACTGGAACAGCCAATACTTTTTTAGGCCAAGCCAGCGGAAACGTTGGAACAAGTTCAATTACAGGCAATAACAATACTTGTCTTGGTTATTCCTCTGCTTTAAGTTCGGCATCTGTATCTAATACCGTTACTTTAGGCAATTCAAACATTGCCACGTTACGTTGCGCGGTTACTAGTATTACTGCAATCTCTGATGTACGAGATAAAAAAGACGTTGTTGATATCCCAGCCGGTTTAAGTTTTGTCGAAAAACTACGCCCCGTTTCATTTAAGTGGGCGATGCGTAACCTTTATGAAGATCCTACGTTTACTGGAAAACAGGGTATACCGGAGTTTGGGTTTATCGCTCAAGACCTGCAATCGGTACAAGTAGAAACAGGTATAACTGTCCCCAATCTGGTAATGGACGACAACCCCGATAGGATAGAAGCTGCTCAGGGCAACCTAATCCCAATTCTCGTCAAAGCCATCCAAGAACTCACCGCCCGCGTCAAAGAGCTAGAGGCTAAGGCCACCCAGTAATTTTCCTGTCTTATGCCTACGATAAACTTGCGACGGGCACCCGCCCATCTAACCCCGGAGATTCTCATGAAAGACCTAATCATTGACGCTATCGATGGCTCGGAGCCGATTGATGCGCTGAACGCTCTGTTCTCAGTTGCTTTTTCTGTTGCTGCTGAAAGCGGTATCAACGAGTTTACGCTTAGCTCGCTCTTCTCCTCGCACATCGAAGCGCAGTTTGAAGTTGCTGCTAACGCAATTGCCGAAGGTGACGCGGAAGAAGACGAAGAAGCTGAAGAAGACGAGCAAACTGACAACTAAAGTCAGGCCCCGGTGCGACCCACCGGGGTTCCAAAATGCCCTCCTGTGCTGTATGTGCTGGTGAATTTGCCAAAGATGACCTCATCGTCCACGGGCGCAGGACTTACTTTCTTTGTAGCCCCTGCAAGTCTAACGTAAACCGGCTTGACCGGTTCGGATTGTCCCCATCAGATTATGACTTCCTGTTGAAAATTCAGGGGTATAATTGCGCTATATGTGATAATCCCCTCAAGCTCAAGCAGTACAAATTTGCAGTTGATCACTGCCACGACTCAGATGACGTTCGCGGAATCTTGTGTAAGCGGTGCAATTCTGCCTTGGGTATCTTTGAAGATAACCCAGATTTTTTGGTTCGCGCTGCGGAGTACTTGAATAACCCCCCTGCTTTGGGTAAAGTCAAGAAACACAATGGGCGCAAAAAGGTGACGTTCCTTCGGGATGAGTACATAAGGATGCACGGCAATGGAGATAGTTGAACTTTTTCTAAAGGCGTGGCCGGTGCTTCTGGGTATCGTTACGCTTATTGTCGTGCTCTCTAAGCTTGACCTGCGCGTAGCAGTCCTTGAGGAAAAAGTCAAATCAGCGTTTGAGATCATCAACAAGGCGAGGGACAAATCGTGACTGAAAAACTCGAAGCCAAAAGCCAGCTAATTGAAAAAACAGCGTTTGCTGTTTTGCCGATTCTCTTTACTTGCGTGGTTTATCTGATGTCGTCACTCGACAAGTTGAGCCACGATGTGACGGTACTGAACGCCAAAATCAGTCTGGTGGTCACATCAGACAACAAACAAGCCGCCAACAGTGGTGCTGAACTAGCGCGGGAAAAACTACGTCAAGATCTGGAAAAGCAAATCAATGAGAACCGTGAGCTTATTCACCTGAATCGTGAACGCATTGTGATCCTTGAACAGAAGGTGAAGTAATGGCTAACTTTGAGCAAGCCTTTGAGAAGATGATTTCTGACGAGGGTGGTTATGTTCTACACAATGTTCCCGGTGATACGGGTGGGATGACATATGCAGGTATTGCGCGAAACAAAAACCCTAACTGGCCCGGATGGAATCTCATCGACCGCGAAGCCACCAGTAATCCACTCCTTAGCGGGATGGTGCGTAACTTTTATAAAGTTGAGTTTTGGGATCGTGTCAGAGGGGATGAGATTACGAACCAAACTGTTGCCGAAAACATCTTTAATTTCTCAGTAAACACTGGGATGGGTGTTGCAATTAAGCTGGCGCAGTTGATCGTCGGTGCTACGCCAGACGGCGCGGTTGGTGAAAAGACCCTGCAAAAGTTTAATGCCGCAGAACCCGAAGCGTTTAAAAAAGCGTACGCACTCGCCAAAATAACCCGCTACGCCGACATCTGCAACAAGAACCGCACCCAATCCAAATTCCTTCTTGGTTGGATAAATCGTACTTTGAAAGGGCTTAAGTAATGGACTTAATGGGTATTGGGTCAATCATTGAAGGCGTTGGCAAAGTTGCGGATTCGCTCATTACAACGGATAAAGAACGCCTCGAAATGGCGCTGGAGGACCGCAAGCTCGACCTTGAAGAGAAGAGGATTGACCAAGAAACCGACTTGGCTCAGGTTGAGGTCAATAAAATTGAAGCGTCGAGTTCTAGCGTATTTGTCAGTGGTTGGCGTCCTGCTGTGGGCTGGGTTGGGGTTGCAGGTTTGGCTTACCAATTTCTTGGCTACCCGCTGATGCAGTGGTGCTGGGCTTTTGGTCAAGGTTATGACATAATCCCTAAAGGGTTGGCCCCACCCCCGGATCTCCAAGTAGAACAACTCATGACACTCCTTGCTGGTCTTCTCGGTTTTGGCGGGATGCGGTCATTTGAGAAGCACAAAGGGGTTGCGAGTAAGTAATGCCACTCAAAAAGTTCCAACCCCGTCCCGGTGTAAACAAGGAAAACACTCGCTACGCCAACGAGAACGGTTGGTTCGACAGTGAGAAAGTTCGATTTCGCCAAGGTACGCCCGAGAAGATTGGCGGGTGGCAACGCATTTCCACAAATACGTTTATAGGTATTTGCCGGTCGCTGTGGAACTGGGTGACTCTCGCGGGTCAAAACCTGATCGGACTAGGCACTAACCTCAAGTTTTATATTGAGAACGGTGGGGCGTACTTCGATATCACTCCGCTTCGTGCCACTGCTACTCTTGGTACTAACCCGTTTACAGGTAACGGCACTACTACGGTTACGGTAACCGCTGCATCTCACGGCGCTACTACTGGGGATTACGTTACGTTTAGTGGGGTCACAGGTACTTACGCTACGCTCTTAAACGCCGAATACGTTGTCACGTACGTAAACGCTAACTCATACACCATCACAACTTCTTCTGCCGTTGCTTCCGGCGCGACCGGTGGATCTGCTGTTGTAGCTAAGTATCAAATTCACGTTGGTGCTGCTATTCAAGCCCCACTGAGCGGGTGGGGGGCAGGTCTTTGGAACGCTGGGCTTTGGGGTATAGGGGCCGGGGATACTAATTACTCGTTGCGGCTATGGTCCCAAGGTAACTTTGGTCAAAACTTAATTTTTGGTTATCGTGGCGGCCCGATATATTACTGGGATGCGGTTAATGGGGTCACTACACGAGGGGTGTTGCTATCATCTATTACTGGTGCTTCAGACGTGCCCACAGTGCAGAACGTGGTGTTTGTGTCCGATAACCGGTTTGTTTTTGCATTTGGATGCAATGACTACGGTGAAGTAGCTCAAAACCCGATGCTTATCCGATGGTCTGACCAAGAAAACCCCCTTAGCTGGACTGTTTCCGCTACTAGTCAGGCAGGTAGTTTGACGCTTTCTCATGGGTCTGAAATCACTACGGCGGTGCAAACCCGCCAAGAGACGCTTGTTTTTACGGATTCCGCTCTTTATTCTTTGCAGTATCTTGGCTTACCTGCGGTATGGGGGTCACAGATTCTCGGTGATAACGTCTCTATCATTAGCCCAAACGCGGCGGTTGTTGCGTCGGGTCGAGTGTTCTGGATGGGGGTAGACAAGTTCTACGTATACGACGGTAGGGTTAACACGCTAAACTGCGACCTACGTAAATATATCTATCAAGATATTAACCTCAACCAAAAGCAACAGGTATTTGCTGGTACTAGCGAAGGATTCAACGAGGTCTGGTGGTTCTACTGTTCAGAGAACTCTACTACAGTTGACAAATACGTCATCTATAACTACATCGAAAACGATGGTAAAGGTGGTATAGGTGTTTGGTACCACGGCTCGTTGGCTCGCACCGCATGGTTAGATTCTGGGCTAACTGACTACCCTGTAGCTGCTACGTACAACTACAACCTCGTGAATCATGAGTACGGTGTAGACAATAACGAAACCGGAACGGTACAACCAATTACTGCATATATAGCTTCATCCGAGTTTGATGTTGATGACGGAGATAAGTTTGGGTTTGTCTGGCGTATGCTGCCGGATGTGACGTTTGAAGGGTCTACCGCTGCCAGCCCATCTGCTGTGATGACGTTGATCCCCATGCAGAACTCTGGCTCAGGATATAACACTCCTCAGTCTGTTGCTGGTAGTAGCTCCGCCACGGTTACTCGCACTGCTACTGTGCCTATTGAAAAGTTTACAGGACAGGTTTACATTCGCGTGCGCGGTCGTCAAATGATTCTGAAGATGGAATCAACTGATCTGGGGGTATTCTGGCAGTTGGGTTATCCACGGTTTGATATCCGGTTGGACGGCAGACGATGAGCTACCTAGTTACTGCTGATGATGTGCTGGCCCAAGCCGTTGCGCCTAACTTGCCCCTTGCGCCTAATGAGTATGAGCGACGTTACTTTGATCAGCTTAATAACATTTTGCGGTTGTACTTCAACCAACGCGATAAAATTGTTGGTCAGTTAAAAGCCAACGTGCCGGTAACGGTAGCTAACCTACCCAGTGCATCGACCGCAGGGGTTGGGTCTAGGGAATTTGTGACTGATTCTTCTGTGTCTACATTTGGCTCTACAGTAGCCGGTGGCGGGTCAACTAAAGTGCCTGTGTATTCAGACGGTACTAACTGGAAAGTAGGTTAATTATGAGCGATGAAGCATGGCAACCCGGTTACGATACCCTCAAAAAGCAGATGGAGGCTATTCAGAGTAGGGCGGACGTATATAAACGCCGTTCGCCATTAGAAGCTAGTACTCATATCGACAACATCGCCAAATCTTTAGCAAAAGATTATGGTATCACTAACATTGGTGATATCGGTATAAGGTATGAAACTCGCCCCGCTTATGTGTCGGGCAGTGATGAATCGGCTACTGTAATTCCTGAAGAACAATTACCAATATACTACAATAAAAACAACCCTAGCCAAATAATCCCCGGCTATAAGTTTGCTTCTGAAGGCGCAGGAAAAGGGTTTAGCAATTACAACCTTCAGCCTATGTCTGACGGAAAAGGCGGCACCATCGTTGTGCCGGTTCAAGAGTACAACAAGTCCGGTCTCGGTGCATTTGTGCAAGACCTCGGGCCAATCTTGCCGGTCATTAATATTGCGCTTATGGCGGCTGGCGTGCCTCCGATGTATATGGCTGCTGGTAACCTTGCGTTACAGGGCGCTGCCGGAAATGTCAATAATCTTGAAGATGCGCTTAAAGTAGCTGCGCCATTTGCTATACCGGCGGCGCTTCAAGGTCTAGATGTGGTAGGGCCGTCTACGGCTTCAACCCTCGCAGGGCGTGTTGCAGAAAACTATAGTGGTCTTACTGGTATTGGCGCTGATATCTTGGGTGGTGGCCTCGCTGGCGCGGTTAAAGCCGGTTTGACTGGCGGCGATATCGGTGCGGGTGCTTTGATTGGTGGGGCTACTCCGGGGCTATCTTCTAGCCTTAAAGACGCTTATAAAAACCTAACGGCGTTTGACTACGGAGCAGACATAAATGATATGGGTGGTAGCGCCCTAGAAGGTTTCGGCCCCACTACTACTGACACTAATGCAGGGGTAGTTAATCTAGCTGGCGCGGGCGCTAACGATATTCTTGGAAATCTGACTGAAGACGAACTGAATAGTCTTTACGCTTCTACTGTGCCGAATACAACCGGTGCAGTGACGAGTGGGGTCACGCTCGGCTCAATAACCCCAAAAACAGTAACTGACGGCGCTGTTAGCACTATGGCTGGGGCTGGCACTAATCTTACGACAGCGGCGGGGATGCCGAGTGTAGATGATCTTGACGTTATGGATATGCAGCGGATCAACGACACTGAATACTTCACTGATAAGAACGGAAATTCGTATTACATTGATGATAATGGTGATGTCCAATCGCTTACTAAAGCTCAATTTAACACCCTATTAGGTATCGATAATACTATAGATCCTAATGCCGGTAAGCTCGATAAAGTTACAACTACTGCTAAATTAGACCCTAATCTTGGACACGATTGGGCAGAAGACACAACCAAACTTACTACTACCCCCACACTTGACCTATCAACGCTTACAAGTCTCAAGCATATTGTTCCTGTTAACACAACAACTGCAATCACGACCAGCGATAAAGTTGCGCTAACAACCAGCAACTTAACTACAATAGACACAAAAGATACTGGGGCGCTTACAACTTCTCAGATTGCACTGCTCACGACTGTTGGTACTGGGTTATTGGCGTCTGATTTAACTGGTAGAAAAATCATTCCGCTGACTACAGGGTTGACTGCGCTCGATACTAAAAACATCACTGCGCTAACATCCGGCACAACTGCGCTCGATACTAAAAACATCACTGCGCTAACATCCGGCACAACTGCGCTCGATACTAAAAATATTACTGCGTTGACTACGATGGACGCATTGGGGCTGCAAGGTATTGCGGACCCGGCAAATCGATACTGGCAGCAGACGGGTAAAGCTGGGACTGGCGGTCAGAGCGGGGTGCGGTTCTTTGACTGGACGACTAATCCAGTGCCATCTATGGGCGGGTCAAATATTGCAGCGGCACAAGCACTCTCAAGCGTACCGATGCTGACTCAGGCACAAATTGCTGCACTGCAACCAACGCCAAAACAATATTTTAACGCCGCAACAAACCGGTACTACACAGACCCTACCGGACAATGGACACCCCCCGCCGGATGGGTGCAAAAGACTTTTAAGGATGGTGGCGAAGTGGAAACTAAACATTTTGACGGCGGTGGTCTTAGTTTTGCTGATTTTGATTTGGGAATAGATCCTTACAAATTTGCTGATTTTGATTTAGGTATTGATTTTAGCGGGCCTGACTTTAGTAATTTTAAGTTTGCCGATTACGACTTGGGTATAGGCTCCAATACAATGTCTGATGCGGACGTTGAAGAGTACCTTCGTGGGTTGCCTAGTGATAACGCCAGCTACGGCGATATTGACCGCACCGCAAGTTATCAACAAGATATTAAAGACGCCGCTGCCGCCTCTGGTTCAAGTGCGCTTTCTGGCACAGTTAAAACAGTTGTAGATAAACTCACAGGGCTGGGGGCTAAACTCACTCAGAGTGCGCTTGACTCCATAGCAAAAAATCCCGGTGCGTGGCTATCGGCTCTGGCCGGTGCAGGACTAGGCTACGCCGCGTCAAAGAACAACACGGTCTCACCTATGGGGTTGCAAGGGTTGGGCATGACGCAGCAGCAGGTCTATAACACACTTAAAGGCGGCAACTACGTCGGCAAAGCCGTAGGTGGTGAGATCCCCGGGTACGGTGCAGGGGGTGGGTTGCACTATCTTAAGAGCGCCGAAGATGGCATGGCAGACAAGATTCCTGCTACTATTGACAACAAGCAACCGGCTCGGCTAAGCGGTGGAGAGTTCGTAATCCCTGCTGACGTTGTATCTCATCTCGGCAACGGCAACTCAGAAGCCGGAGCTAAACATCTTTATGAAATGATGGACCGAATCCGTCAAGCACGTACCGGCACACCCAAGCAGGGCAAACAGATCAACCCCGCTAAGTTTACGCCAAAGTAAGGAAAAACCATGAGCATTCGATACTTTGACGGAGGCGGTAACGTCACTGTTGGTTCAAACCCTGCTGCAACTGGCGCAACTGAAACCACTGTATCAAACTGGGCCGCGCCAGCCGTTGGCGGTATTATTCAACGCGGTCTTGAGATCGCAGGTCAGCCGTATCAGGTATATGGTGGCGCTCAAGTCGCCGGTGCTGGTGACCTACAGAAAAACGCGTTCTCAGGCATTCAAGGACTGACACAGCCAAACGCAGCGCAGAGCAACGCTGGCACCAATATGCAGAACGCGTATCAGTCTGCTATAACGCAGCCGGGATACTCGGGCACGGATTTCAGTAGAGCAGGTCTTGCAACCGGCTTACCCGGATACATGGGTACGGACCTTACTAAAATAGGCGTTGCGTCTAGCCAAAACCCATACACTGGTACGACGTTTACGTCAAACACAACGGGTATTAACAATCAGTTTGGTCAAGATAATCTTAGCCAGTACATGAACCCATACCTGTCCACGATCCTCAACCCCCAGATTGAAGAAGCTAGGCGTCAGGCGCAGATTACGCAGATGCAAAACGACGCTAGGATGACTCAAGCTGGGGCATTCGGTGGTGGTCGGCAAGCAATTCTGAACGCGGAGACGCAACGTAATCTAGGGACCAACCTCGCTGACATTACCGGTAAGGGGTACCAAAACGCGTATACACAAGCTCTAGGACAATACAACACAGATCAAGGTCGCCTTTTGGATGCCTTAAAGGCTAGAGAGCAATCCGGTCAGTTTGGGTATGCTAAGGACGCGGAGCGCCTTGCTGGCGATAGAAACGCATTGCTTGAAGCAGCAAAAACTAGAGAACAATCTAGTCAGTTTGGGTACGCTAAAAATGCAGAACGCCTTGCTGGTGATAGGGAGGCACTTCTCAATTCATTAAAAGCTACCGAACAAGCTGGGCAATATGGTTCCACTTTAGGGCTTAACTACCTGAAAGAAGCCGGAGATGTAGCACAGAACCAAGGTGCCTTTGGTAATACGCAACAACAGCAAGCCCTCGCTGCAAACAGGCAGGAAGCTGAACTTGGTGGTATTCAACGCGGCATTACTCAAGAAGGTCTTACTTCTGACTACAACATGTGGAAAGAACAGCGGGATTACCCAAAGACACAGCTTGACTACTTCAGCAACTTGATCAAACAGTACCCGATGACTACTACTAATACGTATGGTCAGGCTGGAAATACTGCTGCTAGTACGTTGGGCGGGTTAATCACAGCATTGTCAGCGTACGACATTCTGTCTGGCAAGAAAACACCGTAAGGGCACGTCATGTCGATTATTGGATCATCTCTTGAGGCTGTTCGGCGTGACCTGAAGTACATGCCGACCCAAACGCTTATCCAGTATAAGCAGAACCCGGCAAAAAACGCCGTTGACGGTATCCCGATGGATATGCTCGCTGGGCTTGAGCTTAGTCGCCGTGCCCAGATGCAGACTGAGTTATCTGCTGCCGGTGCCCAGAACGCGGCAAATATGCCAACCGTCACCGATGCTGCTGCGCAACAATTAATAGGTCAGCCGCAACAACCCCCAGCACCACAACCAGCGCCCCAACAACCCGCACCTCCGCCACAACAAGCTGCACCACAGCCACAACCCCCAGCACCGCAGCCGCCGATGCCGCAAATGCAACAGGCCCCACAAGGCGGGCTGCCGACTGTAAACAAAGCAGCGGGTGGTCAGATTACTGGGCGTGTTATTAATGACATCTCAGATCTCCGCGATCTTCTTGGTGGTGGTTACGCTGGCGGCGGGATTATTGCGTTTGCCAATGAAGGTGCGGTGCCGCGTGCTGGCGAAACAGATGAAGAAAGAATGCGGCGCGAGTATGAAGAAGCTAACGCGGGTATGGCTACTATGCCTAACATGCGAGCAAAATCGGCTCAGAAACAGCTTGAGATGCGCCGTGCGATGGGTGAAGGTACGGTGTTTGGGGCTAAAAAAGAAGATAAAAAGCCCGAGGCTGTTAAAGCTGACGAACAGAAAGCACCGCCTTTACCACCTCTGCCCCCTAGTATTACGCCGCCATCACCAAACGCTTTGACAGAAGGGTTATATAACTTGCTTAACACGCCGCGAGGCGGTGGCGGGATTTCCGGCGTAACACGACAAAACCTTAAAATGCCGGAAATGCCGGATCGGTCAGTAGCAGAAGCCGAAATTAGGGGGTTGGCGAACGAGACCGCTGAAGAAACAAACGCGCGACTGGCACAAAAGAATTTTTCTGCGGACCTAGAGAGACGCAAATCTCCGTTCATGTCTCCAGAGCAGCTTGCTGCCGAAGAAAAAATCCAGTTTGATAAGCGTCAAGCACTTTATGGCCCGGTAAATGCAGAGACACAGAAAGTTCTTGATGAGCGTAGGGCTGCATTAGAAGAGCGGCGTGGTAAACGGTTGTCTGAGGCTGGGTTGCAACTTGGTCTGGGTATGCTGGGCGGTCGCGGAAACCTAGCCAGCATCATTAGCGGCGCAGGTAAAGAAGCTGTCAGTGCATACCAGAAAGGCCAAGAGCTTGACGACGCGCAGCAAGAACGCATTCAGGACATGCACCTGAAACAACAGCAAGCTCTGGTTGCCCAGCAAACCGGTAACATGGACCTTGCACATCGTCTGGCGCGTGAAGCTCAGGCCGATAAACTTGCTATTGACAACTACGAGATCAATAAACAAAAAGAAGGGATTGCTGCACTTGGCGAAGCTGCTAAAACTTCTGGCGCTACACGTAACCGTCAGATGGCAGCAGAAATGCACCTCGATAAAATTGAGAATATGCTTGAGCGCCAAAAAATGGGCATCGATATGAGCCTCCAGTTGGCCGAAGCTAAAACTAATATGATGCTTGAACTTGGGGGCTTGCGGTCAACTAACGCCGATCTTGGTCGGCAGATGCAGATAATGGGGTTGATTAATAAAATAGAACAGGCGCAGCAAAATGCTACGGCGCGGCAAATACCGACAATGGCTGATGTGGCAAACGCGGAAAAGACAATTAGAGACAATTACGCAGAGCCAGCTTCAATGGGTGTACAGGCTTTTGTAGCGTCTAGACAGGACACCAATCTTGCAAGCAAATACGCGCAAGCGTTGCGAGATTCCCAAAGTGGTACGGAGTCTATTGCCCAACCTGCAAGAGTATTTTTGTACAACGTGCAACAAGCCGCAAAAGATCAAGGGATTAAAGAACGGCTCCGTGGAACGCGTACATCTGGCGAAAGTTCTGGTGGCGTGCGAGATTATGCAGACGTGGCTCCATTGTTTGGGATTGGGAGATAAGTTGTGCCGATTTATAACGTACCTAATGTTGGGCCGGTTCGGTTTCCGGACACGATGCCGGAGGATGAGCTTAGAGTACGGTATGCAGACCTTGCCAAACGCGCTACCGAAGCCGCTAACGCTAAGTTTGAGTACAACCCAGACTATCGGGAGTTAGGTCTTGGGCAGCTAATTAAAGGCGGGTTTAACCGCTCGCTGTCCGCAATTGGTAGTGGTATTACAGACGTTGCCCCTGCAATGATCGGCTCGGCTCTGGGGTACGAAGATTACGCTAAACAGCAAATGGCCGAGGCGGCGTTAAAACGCCAACAAGTTGAGCTTGAGAACCCGACAGGGTTCCGGTCGTATAAAGAGATTCGCGGCCCGGGTGATTTTGTTGGTTACGCCGCTGAGACTCTTGGTGAACTCGGCCCTGATATCGCCGGTATGTTAGTCCCCGGTGGGGTTGGCAGTGCACTCGGTAGACGTGTTGCTATGCGCGGTGCAGCCGAAGCTGCTGGCGCTCGCGCTGCTGAATCTGTCGCGGCTAAAGGTCTTGCAGGGGATGCTGCGGAAGCCTACACAAAACGTCTTACCGATGCCGCTGTTAGTCAAGCTGGGCGTGCTGGTGCCGAGACTGGCCTAAATGTTGGTATGTACGCTGGGGCGTACGGTCTTAATACGCCTGAGACCTTCCAAGGTATCTACGAAAAAACGGGCGAGTTTCACCCCGGGATCGCTGCAACTTTCGGCGCTGCAATAGCGGCTCTTGATACTGTACTACCAAGTTATTTGTTAAAGCAACTTAGCCCTGCGGCTAAAGGCAAACTAGCGTCTGAGCTTGTCAATCGGTCAAGCATTGTTGAACCGTCCATTAAAGCCGGTATTGCTAAGAGTGCTGGTAGAGCCGCGTTTGGTGAAGGTGGTACAGAAGTAATACAGGAGGGTTTGAATATCCTCGCTGAAAAAACCGCTGGTGCTTCTGGTGAGTTCTTTTCACCTGAGAACGTAGACCGACTTATTAACGCTGGCCTGAAAGGCGCAATCGGTGGCGGTGTACTTGGTACCCCCGGTGGTGTTAGAGAGGCATATGCCGAACGTGCTGCTGCACGTGAAGAGATTGCTAGACGCGCCGCACTTCCTGAAACCCCTCCTTCTCCTGAAGCTCCACCTGCTGGACCAGTTGACTATGCCCGCCCTGCGGTTACGCGCCGCCCAGATTATGTTGCTCGGCCCGGGTTGCGTGAGACCCCGCTGCCAGAAGCTGATCCAAACCAGCTTGATATGTTTCCGGGCGAGAAGGCTCGGTTCAGTCTTGATGAGGTGCGTGCAGCGCGTATCCCAGAGCCGGGGTCGAGTCTGGTTGAGAACCTTGAGGTTGCCAAACTTAAACTTGGTCGTGGGGACGAGCTAACCAACGGTGAGATTCAGCTTTTAGTTGACAATAAACTTGTTACACCAACAGAAGCCAAGAACCTTCCAAGGGCCACAGAAGAAGTCGCACCTCCTGAAGTTTTACCGGGACAGCAGACGTTGCCGGGGATGTCTACCCCTGAGTTAGCGTTTAGAGACGCAGCGTTCGCAGACAAAATTACGCAACCAGAGTTACCGCTTACTCGGCCAATTACGTCTCGTTTAGATGTTGCACCACCTCCGCAGCAAGAACAACCGGCCCCACCACCTGCACCAGAACGTGGAAAGCAGCCTGAGCTTGACCTCATGGGTGGGCGCACGGGTGCGCAACTAAAATTCTGGGATGCGGTTGATAAAGCCGAACGCAGTGGGGGTATACCGCTACCGTTTCCGGGGATGCCGATCAGGGGTGAGGACTTGCGACGGAGGCTTGAAGGCCGACCTGAACCCAAGCCTGACGAACGCGCTAACGTCCTTACGCCTGAAGTTCTTGCTGCGCTCGGCGTTACGCCGCAGATGCCCGCGCATAAGCGCACGATTGGTAAGAGCCTAGATGACCCGCAAGAGCGTGAGCAGGTCGCCAGTGCGTTCCGTGGGTTGGCTAAGAATAAACAAGTG